TACTCGTCTGCCAGATGCCTGGCTAGACCTGCCTTGGACAGTTTGCCGTGACTGTTCTCAATTGAATCCTTGAAGGCCGTGAACGGCACCTCAGTTGCCTTGCGACCCGGCTTCTTCTCTTCTGGCTGATAGTCTGATGCCAACCAACACAATCCCCGGTCAGAGTGTTCAAGGTGGATGTGGTCTGAGCTAGTGCTGTAGTCGTGATGCATACCTGCCCGCTTCCCACGTTTGGCCGCAGTGAGCCTGTATACGCCCTCTGAGCCTCTTTCAGCCTGAAGCACCATGATGGCGCGTGCCCAGTTGGTTAAGACGCTAGAACCTAATCCTGCGTACATTAGGTCGGCATTGGTAAATCCCTTTGTGTCCTGGCTGGTCTTAGGCTTGCCGGTGTGGTGAATCAGGTGGAACAGGCACTTGGACTCAATGGCTAGTTCATCGAGTAGCCCGGTAAAGTGACTAACATCCTCTGATGAGTTCGGATCTCCACCTAAATAGCACAGGAGCGGATCGATCCACACCATGTCGGGCTGATACTCAGCGATCATGCTCTTTAGCTGGGCAATAAACTCGATGCCCTGAGAGTTGACCATCCGCACGATTGAGACCCGTTGCTGGATCTCGTCGAAGCTAATCTCTGGATACTCCTCGGCTAGTCCGGTTTTGACGCCTTGGATGGTTTCGGCCACATCCCCGAAATTGTTCTCAGCCTGGACGATGAGTGACTTGTAATAGCCCTTGGGCTGGATACCAAAGAACGGTATGCCCGCCGCCCATGTCATTGCTGCCTGTAGTGTGAGGACTGACTTGCCTAACCCGGATGAGCCTACCCAAACGCATGAACCACTTTTAGACAGCCAACGTGATCCCAGCATGCAGTCCATGTCCTTGCTGGCATCGAACGCCAACAGTTCAGACCAATCCATGGCGCCAGGCAGTCTCGGTGCGTTGGGATTCTCGTACAGCGGCGCCGATTCCATTGCCTCGACGATTTCCTTGCCGGTTGCCCCGGCCTTCACCCAATCGTTGAGGTCTTTATGTTCATCCGGTGTGGCGACAATGTGGCACCGTGAATGCATCGCAGTGATATCATCCTGCCACTTCTCTGCCGCCTCATCATTCTGGGTAAACAGGTAGACCTTGCTCTTGGCCGGTATCAGTCCGTTAATCTTCTTAGCACCCTGAGCGCCGCGAGTGATTAGGATTGAGGATACTGCGGCAATGGACTCGGCCCACTTCACCTTGTCCATGAAGGCGAACGCGTCCCACTGCGACTCGAACACGAACACATGTTCTTCGTGATCGCCTATCCACCAAGGGGAAGACTTCCCGCCTAGTATCCTCCAACCCTTTTCCCTGTGAAAGAGATGGGCACCGTCAGCCGACCCGTTTGGCGTGGTACGGGGGTTATGTTGTACCGGGAAGGCTAGTTGACCTTGGACGATGCCCAACAAATTTTCTTCGTGTAGCCAGTCTACAAACTCGTTTGATAACCCGCGCCACTCGGCCAGTTTGGAACGGTGCGCAGGTTGAAATGCATTGGTAGCTTCCGTCCAGTTGATCCGGTTTGGTGGATCTACCAGGACAGGCACCGCGTCGGCGGCGCCGGCTAACTCCTTAAACTTTTTGATCGCCTCATTCTGACTGATGTTTAGGGCAACCTCGATGAAATCGATTACGTCACCCCCACCACAACCGGCGTGACACTTCCACTTCCACTCACCCTTGTCTTCCCAAATTCCAAATGACGGGTTCTTGTCATCATGAAACGGACAGTTTGTTGAAGGCTTAACAATTGAACGGTCATAGCCCAGATCGGCTACAGCCATTGGTAAAGTATATTTCTGTTTTAATTCATTTATATCAACCACGCCACACCTCAATTCCATCATAGGATCCGTAAGTATGATCCACTTTTACCCGTACTAAGGCGTACGGGATTCCGCCCCTTTCCATGTCGGCGCACACTCGCTCCCACATGGCCTTCTGCTTCGGCCTGTAGGGCCGAGTTAATGACCAAAGCCCCATGGCTTCAGCCTGTTCAGGATTGATTACTTTGCTGTTCATCCATCAACTCCTTGTAAAGCGTTCTGAACGCTACTTCCGCCGTATCCGGCACCACCCCATTACCCAAAAGTCTTAACCGATCCACGCGGTTGGCAGTTGGGTCCAGCCCACTGGTAGCCCCATCAACTGTTCCACCCAATTGGGATTCAGTTTCATCCCTTTGCTCTGCACCTTCTCCCCTAGATTGCCCTTGCCCCGGTCGTGATCCACATCCCTGCTCATCGTCTCCCTTGGCGTTGGCCAGTTCTGCACTTGGGTTGCTATCCCGTCCCCTGAGTGCTTGCTCGCTCCTTTCCGATTGTAATTGCCGTCCTGAGTCGGCGTTGCCCACAACTCCTCTTTCCTCACCTTCTCCTCCAGATACAACGGCACAGTGTTCTTGCCCTTGCTCTGTCGAAACTTGAGGCACTTCTCCATTGTCTCCTCGGATCGGGGCCGACTCATTGCTGTTGGCGTCGGCCACGACTCTTGGCTCTTCCCATTCTTGTTGGGGTTCGCCTGGTCGGGCGGGCCAAGCTCGCCTCGTCTCCCCATCGCCTCCAGTGATCTGCTCTGTTGAGAGTTCCCACTCAGACGAAACTTCTCGATGCTCGCGTCTGGAGTGGGCCAAGATGAAGACTCGCTTGCGTTGGTGAGTTGCGCCGACTTCAGCCGCTGAGAATACTCCTGCCGTCGCCCTGTAACCCACTCTTTCCAAATCCCTAATGACATGGAGCAGAACGGGCGTTCCGGCCGGGTCTTCCCATCCGTCTCCCTTGAGCTTTGCGGAGATGATTCCTTCCACGTTTTCAAGGAAGACGATTCTTGGCTGAATAGTTCGTATTGCATTTTTTATGTAGGGGAACAGGTGCCTTGGGTCTTCGTCGCCTTCACGCTTTCCTGCGGCGGAGAAAGGTTGGCACGGGAAGCCGCCAGAGATAATCTCCAGGCCCGTTGGAAACGCTTCCAGTGGGAGGGTTTTAAGGTTTGTCCAGATAGGCGCTTGATCCAGTTCACCCTCTTCCATCTTTGCGACCAAGTTCGCGACGGCGAAGGCTTCGATCTCCACATAAGCGACTGTTCTGCAAGTTGGGAAAACTCTTCGCAACCCAAGGTCAATTCCTCCGTATCCGGCACAGAGAGAGATGTGATTAATTGCTTCGGTAGTATCCACATCATTGACCCCTTTTAATGCGAACCCGTTCCTTTTTAATCTCAGCCTTTTGAGCCAATACCGCAGCCAGTTGCGGGTCGGTTAGATTTTGGTGACCCGGAATATGTCCCTCCAAGGTTATGGAAACCTTGTCTTCAGGGTCTTCATCCTCCACCAGCACACCGACCAGCATTTCCCACTTCTGCCGAAACGCGGGCCACACCTCGACGTTGTTGGTAACCGACTTAACCGCATGCAGCACCGTGCCGTGATCACGATCAAAGGCGCGGCCCACTGCGCTCAGTGAATAGCCACGGGTCCGAAGCACCGTCATGCATGCTTGCCTGGCACCAGTGACTTCCTGAGAAACGCGGCGCCGACTCAACAGGTCGCATGACTTAACACCCCAGATCGGTGCTGCTAATTCCGCAATGGCTTTAGCCTCGTAACTAATTGCATCACTCACGCTGCCACCTCCTGTTCCTGCGGAAAGTAGTTACGCTGAAGCTGCCAAATCTCTGTGCAGCGCCGGAACACGTCCCAACTGGTTTTAGTCTTTTGATCGTCCCAGAGTTTCTCGAAGGGATTCATTGGTTCCTTACTGTTAATGACAACAGACAGGCAACGTGGCTTAGGCTCAATGCACTCGCGGTATGCCGCCAACTGCAAAGGCCAAGAGTCATAGTAATTGGGGCGACCGTACTTCATGTTTTGGGTTTTGAAATCGATCAGCACGGTGCCGTGTTCCTGATGCTCCGCCAGTAAGTCCATGGTGCCAGCGTAACCGTACTTGGTGTTCACCACCGTGCGCTCGCTATCGATCACTCGAATGATGTTGGCCTTAAACCACGCCTTGTATTTCTCAAAGTAAGGCAGGAGTGATTCATCTTCCGGAACGTAATCCGGGTCACCGTGGAAACGGTCAATCATCTCATGGATGGCCGAACCAAATTCCCGTGCATCGGCGCCGAACTGGTCAGCATCCTTGTAGCAACGCTCGGCAAACATGCTGTAACTCTCGCCCCGAAACTTTTCAGGCATAGTCCATGCCGCCTCAATCAGCATTCCTTGGTACCACTTAGTGATACCGAAGTTCGCCAGAATTTTGATTACTTCTGTGACGCTGGGAAACAGCCCCAGCTTACGGGCATCCCGCAGGTTAGTGTTGCGAGTCGTGCCATCGCTCGACTCCATTGTGTGTTGGCTCAGTCCATTGGCGTAGTACCAATGCGCCTCCGAACCCGCTTCAACTTTTAAAGTTAATTCGTCCATAGCAGTTTCAATATGTTAAATATAAAATAAAATACGGACACCCAGATCAGCAGTAGTAAGCCCTCTTGGGCGAACTGCAAAACACCCTCCAGCGCATACCGCGCCGCCCTGAGTGTCCGAGTTAAAAGAGAGACTCGCCCCACTGGGTTCGAACGAAGGCATAGGCCCGAACCGCAAGGAGGTAGTGAAGAGTGAGGCGAGTCTTGATTCATTGTCTAAAACGGTACGTCGTCTTCGACTTCACCTGGATCGGTGAAAGAGTCCTTCGTTCCTTCAGGCACAGTCACGGCAGGCTGGGCGGAATTGTTTTCCTCCTTCTTCGCCTCAATCCGTTCACGCGCCTTGTCGCCGTCATATTCGCCGCTTGCCTTAATCCAATCCTTTTTGGCGAGTTTGCGGGCGCGGTCCACATAGACCACAACCTTGTCCTCGCCTTCAGGGCGAAACTCTTCCATCTCCAAGACGCAACCCACGCCGAGCATGGAACGAAGGTTGAACTCCTCACCCGGCTCGAACGGTTTGCCGCGCCACTTGGTAAGGAACTTGTAAAGGTTGGATTTTTCGTTCAGCGAATTGGTGAACTTTTTGCGCACCAAGAACGGGCGCCCGTCTTCCATTTTCGCATCTAACTCGAAATAGAAAAACAGCAAGTCTTTCACTCCGAATTTGGTTTGTTCACCCTTGGACAGTATGATGTCCACGAGGATCGCTTTGTGTTCACCCACCGGAGGTGGAGTGTATTCCGTGACGGCACCGCCGCCACCCGCTGTGAGGGTTAGTTCACTCATTGGTTTCGTTTTCTTTCGTTTGGTTTTCGTTGTTCGGAGGTAAGTCGCCGCGCAAAAATTGGGCGAAGTCCTCCAGGGAAATTGTGACCAGCGGATCGGTGCTGTTCTTTTTGTGAATCACGCAGGGGATCTTCCCCACACCGCTGGCATCACGCCGTGCCTGATCGTAGGCATCTTGAAGCTGCAACCGCTCAACGTGTTTGGCCTCAATGTGTAGCCACTCAGTTAATCCGGGCACAATAAGGTCGGGGGCATCTTGGCCCGTGTTCACATCGCGGCCAGCGTGCTGGCACCCGCGCTTGGCATCGGCCCATCCTTCGTCTCTGAACCAGAGAGCGAGATATCGCTCGAATCTGGCGCCCTTTGCTCTGCTATTTATTGGCATAAGATTGTACTCAATACATTCAACATCCATGGCCCATCCTCCATGGGGTTTTAGTGGTCGGGGGTTTGGTTTGGTTTGGGATGACTGCACCCCATAACTGTGATTAGAAGTGCGTCGATCAGTATCGCCATCGCTGCGCAGTCAGCGCAGATGTAGCCTTGCAGACTGCGGTCGTAGTGGGTGACTATTGTCGCCCGCTCGCAGTGAATGCAGACTCCGGGCGAGGCATAGCTGCGCTTAACAATCGCACTTCGCGCCATTACTTTGCCTCCAAAAAACGGTTGAGCTTCACCGCTGCACGCTGAGTAATGCTGGGCGTTTTGCTGATGTCGAATCCACGGCGCTTAAAGCCAGTGAATCCCAAATTGTACGCCGCGTAGAGTTCTGCGGCGCTCGGCTCTCTACCGATTGCCCTCCTTAATTGACTATTCAGAATAGAGAGGTAGATCTTGCAATACTGGTGACTGATGGTTGGATCGTTGACGCCCTTTTCGTAAGCCGTAGTTTTGAATCCATTACGCTTTAACCATCTGGAACAGTCCTGCCATGCCGGCTTCCACATCTGGAAAGCACCGTTGGCCTTCCCCTGGTCACCCACAGCACGGTGGTTGTTATTGCTTTCCACCATGGCAACCGCATGGATCAATTTGCCGTTAATCTCTACAGCAGATGCAACCGTCATGAAGGCGAAGCACCCTGCTGCTGTTAGGAAACGGCGCAGACTGTCGCCAGTGATCCTTGGGGAATTTTCGCCCACCCACTTGGTGGCGAGTTGACCTGACTGACGTAGCCGGTCGATTGTTTTTGTGGATACGGCAAGTCGTTTAGCGACTTCCTGCCGTGTGTATAGTTGGTTTGCAGTTTCGGTTTTCATACTAATTTTCTTCTTTAGCTGTTACGCAGTGCTTATCGATCAAAGCCTCCAAGACATCGGTAGCGGTGACCCGTTTGCGTTTTGCGAACCGGGCCAACCGCTTTTTGAGTTGGGGCTGCAACCGAAATGCACATAGGATTTTTGGTGTTGTTTTCATTTGTATTGCGTTCGCCTCTACAGCGATTGCGTTTTTTCCTCCTAAAAAAACCCGAAGTCAATCGGCTTTTTATTTACCCCCAAAAAGGGTGCGGCGTTTATACGGCGATTGCGTTATGTTCTGCAATCTTTTTCATAAGTTACTTGACGGGCTGGTATATACAGGCATGTTGATGAGCACTGTATTTACAGTGCAAAGCACCAACCAAAAAAATGTCTAAGAAAAAGGAAATCCGAAAGACAACTGCATTTAGATTTGATGCGTTGTTTTTGGAAAAGCTACGAGCAGCATCCGGCGCAACTGGGCTAACTGTCACAGCAATAATAGAGAAATGTGTTGATAAAAGTTTGAGCCAGGTAGTCACCGCCGCTCAGAAAGAGCGTGATGCAAGTTCGGCTGAACTCCAGAAGATTCTAAAACTTCGCAAATAGATCGACCTGTTTGGTCTTCTATTTTTTGATCAATTTCATTGATTTGATTGATCAGTTTTTCCCGTTTTTCCAGTAAAATTCGTAGTTCCCTAATTTCCAGTTCTTCTTTTTCGTACATTTAGTGCTTTCCGGCGCGAAGGGATGAGACTGATACCCAATATCACCCCCCCTCTTCAACATAATTAAAATACAATTTAGGTAGGACATTTACAGTCCCAGCCCCCCCCCAAAAAAAAATGTATAAACAGGTGATTTTAGTGTTGCACTGTTTATACAGTCGTATATACTAGCCCCAGTTCCAGCACATGGAGTGCAGGACAAACTGCAAAATGAAAAATAAATTAACAGAAAATCAATGGCTCATTAAATATTACCAAGGCGCAATTGGCTTCAAAATTGTCGGTGTAGGAATTACGGAGGATGGTTTCCCTCAGTTAATTCTTCAGAAAGGCAGAGGGAAAACACGAGAGGAAATTGTTCTTGAGGTTTCCTGCGATGAAGAAGGCAACGGTGCAGGGTTCCTGTTTGGGCTACCCCTCCCAGCATCAAGTGATCCTGCACCAGCATTGCCCCCCGAACAACCGTCTCAAGATTATAAGCAGGTGCCAAAGGGAAGGAATGTAAATGACCTCCCCGATGACCTACTCGCTGCAATCTTGAATAAGAGATTAACCCCAGAAGAGGCGTGGGAGAAATATGACCGCCGCAAAATTTCTGAGAAAATCACCAAATAACCAAAACTGCAAAATGAAAAATAATACAAAAATCCAAATACTAGAAATGCATAAGGGTAAGTTTTCAGACAAAGAGATTGAGGATTGCTTTAACAAAATTAAAGACCCCGAACATTGGAAGTATCCAATTGAAATTGTCTGCGAGGAAAAGTGGGTACCACTCGCTGAAGCAGCAATTACTCATTACCATGGTGTGATTGCTGAAGTGGAATTTGAAGAAACAAAAAATGGCCGCGATTTTTATGCTGTAATTTCGAGAGGATACATGGCGGATTCTGATTGGGTTTAAATTTAACCAAATAACCAAAACTGCAAATGATACTAGAATACATACCAGAACGCACCGAGGGCGTGAAAAATAAGGAAGGTGATACGCGAACCTACACCCTCACCGATATCGAACCGTATACCGCCGAGGGTGACTCCCGTTTAACTGGATTCTACGCCAAGGTAGTAGAACGCGGAAACGCTTGGCGTCTGTTTCGCGCTGATCGCATTGTGAGTTTATCCGCATAATTTATGGCAGTGTAAGAGCAACGTAGTGGTGCCCCTAGCAAGCCCGCAATGAAACAAGGTGTAGGGACTAGGACGCCGCTCGCCCCCTCGACGGGGCTA